GTTTTTTTAATTAATAACCTTGGAGCATCATTTATATAGCGTCTCCCCGCTTCAAGATTTTAATTGTATTTTGTATGCCGTACCTTGTACCGACATATCGCTCAGGCCCAAAAAATGCTTTTACGCACTTCGTACAGAACTCTCACAATGTGAACTATCTGTTAAAAAAACCCTGACCGAAAATAAAAATGTAGTTGCCATCCATTAATCCCTTAGCAACAAAATAAGGTCGGCTAATAAAATAATTAGCCAATAGCTGTAGCATTCAAACGCACGGGACCGGCACCTAACCACCGGAAAAAAGTAAAATCCTCTCCCATTGCGAATGAAGTATTCGCAGTGACTTCAGCGCTCTCAAAACCTTCCAAATAACATAAAAAATTACGTAACCCTTTGGTGTTGAGTACGCTCAAACCAGTTGCAAAATATGGATCAGGATTGCAAGCCCATAAAAATGAATTGTTAGAATAAAACGGCACTTCAAACTCAATGCCCCCATTGACAGTAGTCAAGTACATTACACAACCATCCATATCTATCAAAGCCTGCGCATCCGTTCCCCCTGAGGTGTGATTAACCGGTGCTTGAGTAAATGAATCAGGTTGTAATCTCACCACAACTCGAAAATCTCCTTGTGCGGCCGTTGCCCGCGTGTATCGTACCCTATAACGAACACCTCCTCTTTGTCCTAAATAAGCATTGCGAATATATGAGTATAACCGAGACCCGGACAAATTACCTATAGTACCAGCATTATTTACTGTACTAGTAATGGTTGGAGGTGGGAATGCAGAACAATTATATGCCCGCAAAGTGCACGATGCACTGGCTGCTACTTTGAAAATATTACCTTGTTGAAATCTTTTCAACAAAGATCGAAATGAAACTGGTTTCTCTCCAAAATAGTTTTCCGAAAGTCCAACAGTGCTCATAATAGGAGGTGCTATGTCCATACAAGTCGAATCTTTATTTGAAATCCATTTTTCATCAGACTGCGTGTATGGAACAAAAGAAACAGGCATGTTGACACTAGTCATACGATTAAACGCCATATCTGGCGAATGTACGTAAACATTAACTTGAATACTACTTCCATCAGGAGATTGCAAAGCAGTAAAAGGAGTGACACAAATAACTCCGTTGCATGTTTCAAATTTACCAGGCGTATTCTGAAATTGAGAACCAATTGTTGTAGTAACACCTGGATCATCAACATTCCTGCACCACGGTCGTGGAAAGTTCCAATCTACACAAAACTCCACAACTTGCGTCTCTTGAATATCGACTATTCTAACATGTTGTTTGTTCATATTGAGCGCCGCATTGATTAAAGAATTTTGTCTGATATTTGGTTCATAAAAGAACATGAGCTTACCACGGTGAAAATTGGAAGCAACAATTTCAAAACGATAAATGATTTTGCCCCTCCAATATTCAAAAGGAGTAGCTGCAAAACCCAATGCTGTAGGAACAGTAGCTATGTATTGCGGAGTCGCAGGAATCAAATCAACCACGGAAGCTCTGGGTGTAACCGCAGCGGACCAAACTATGCTATTGAGAGGAACACTCCCAGGTAGCCAAGTAAAAGTATCCAACAAGCTCTCATTTTTACAGATACTCGAAATAGCCAATTCATCTTCATCAACCCCTACGATTCTAGGATCAACAGAAAGTTCTTGTTTGGGGTCCAACGTTATGCGTTTGCCCGTATCCACACCAATGGTATGAGCACCGTTTTGCCATGGATCTGGCCGCATGCGCACTGGAGAACCAATCAAAGTTGGATATGACCACCCAAATAGCGCACTCACTTTGGACAAAGCTCCTAATGCCATAGAACTGGCTTTAGCGAAAATACCAATAGACGGCACTTTCTCCAATGCTTGTGAAATGGGCAGAAGAGAACTTGACAATTTCTCAACTGGTCCAATTTCTCTTTCATCCGATTCCGTGGTAATTGTATTTACAGTCCCAGTGGTTCCGGCCAAATAAACATCGCTCGCATAAACGTAAACGTACATAAAAATATTCGTAGCGGTGGCATTTACAGCCTTAACCTGATTTAACGTGGAAATGTACAACGTGCCAAGCCCACTGAAATCGTCAAAATTGGAAGCCGCCGAAAGCGCCACAGTAGCATCGTTATACAATCTCCCTATAGGTAAAGGAGATACATAAGGAACCTCCAATTCAAACGGTTTATTCTCTCTTACATCTATGGTCCTAGCGCCATAAGCTTGTGAAAGATAACGCAATCTGGCCGCTCGTCTAGTTGCGAAAATAGTCAAATTTTGATTGACGGATGGAAAGGGTTGATAAGACACCAGCAACTTTCCGTAATGAAATGGCGTTCCGGAAACAGTTATTTTGACATTTAAATTACAACGTAAGAACGCAAAATTTCTCAATTTTGCGCGAATTGTTGGATTCGCTAAAAATAAATTCCAAATGTTGTACGTAAAATCAATATCACTGTTCAGGGCTATAGTAGCAGCTGCAACCTGCACTGGACGTTCCATAAACCCAGACATAGACAAGGCATTATCCGTCATGGGATGACTAATATCTTGTGTTATTTGCACATGATCAACTAGCTCGCCACTAACGTCTTCAACGTTCTCATGATGTTCAATAACCTCAGATGAAATTACACCACCTCTTTGAAGCGAAACCTCATCGGATTCAGTCTCCAAATGTATACCATGTTTCAAACGACCAATGTGCCTTTTAAGAACTTTAATCGAAACTAACAATGAATCCATCCTGGCATACAACCTGAAATATTCAGTACACGAATTCCTAAAGGACTCATTATTGGCATAGGCAGGCAATGCCAAAATATCCTGTGGAGAAAGACCATCAAACCTCGAATTGTACAATTCCAACTCCGAGGAAATAACCTTCATCTCTTCTTCATATTCACCAACTTCCCTTAATAAAGCAGTTATAATAGTATTTACATAAAGCCTTGTATTTTATAGATAGATAACGACCGACTTAAATCAGAAATCCATCTGTTGTTAGAAAATGTGACTCATTCCGTCACATTGCCCATTTCAAGATCATTCAATCCCTCGTCTAACACCTTAGATTGATGCATAATAATGGGCGCCTCTTCTTCCCCCCTGAAAGGCATAGCTATGGGGCATAAAGACATGTCAATTCTATCATAAGTTACCAACATGTCAATGGGAAAAAGTTCATCAACATCCTGCAGCAAAGCGCACAATCCTAACTTGAAATCAAGCCACTTGGATGCTGACAAATGCATATACATCTCCCATAAAGCACTATTTGCTATTGATACCATTTGGTCGTACTCAGTGACATTCTCAGATGGCATTATCCAATATAGCATTCTAAAAATAGAATCCATATCTAATGCTGCAACTCTGTGACCATGTTCTTTGTGTTCCACAAATTTTCTTTTCAAAAATGAACAATTGTCAATATGAATAAAAGGCGTCAATTCAGCTTTTTTGTCACTAGAAGTAAAACCAACTCCATAATGTTTGTCACAGAACTTGGCATACTCCACCACATTAAAGAATGGAGCAACGGTATTCTTGACTCCTATTAACACGTCATCACCGTACAAAAATACCAACAACTCAGTGAAAAATTGTTTTAAACTGAGTCCCGGAGTCATGGCGAAAAAGTACATCAACATAAGTGCATTTCTCAATACGTTCATTTCTGCGGTGCCGTAGCATCCAGATGGTTGGATACCAGCAGCACCAAAGATATCGCCGTTTACTTCAACTCGTGCGAACAAAACGTCCATTAAAACGCCCACAAGTTGATTTAAGGCAGTCTCGCCGTAACCCAAACGCTTACACAATCTGTATAAAAACAATACGACTGCCCATTGTATATCGAACGGACAAGATGTGTCAAATTTTTTGTAATCACCTTCAAACACCTTCATTTTATCATCCAAAAATTTTGCCAATTTTTCGTAAATTTTCCCTCCGTCGGTGTGCATGTTAATTCCGACGCTAGAGAAAAATAAATCGCCAAATTCAACCATCAAAGTAAAGACAGGTCCTAAAACCATCCTGCTCAAAATCAGGTGATCCACGGGAGAAGGGTAGAACATACGAGTTTCTCCTTTCTTTACTTTTTCGGCACTTCGCGGTTCATCTTTGAGTTTAGCGCCGTATATAGTTCCGGGTGTGCATTTCTTTTTGTATTCGTTAATACGATACATCAGCCTGTCCATTAACTCTTCCGTTGGTTCCCGAGTTATTTCCTCATGCTCTTCTTTCACAATGGGCAACCATATGCCTTTCTTCCCCTTAAAGCCATAACCCGCACCCGTACTTGTATTAATCCTTCGTAAATATGCGTCATTTAAATCTCCATTCACGGCGGTATGTAAGTCAAGTGGATTTAATTTCTTTCTGTTTTCCGGCAAACCCGCCATAATATGTTCTATCCACGTGTCCACACACTCCATCAAAACATCTCTGTCTAAAGGTTTGCGTTCCACATTTAAAGAATTTAAATTGACATTATATGGAGAAACCCAGTCTCCTTCTGGAGTAATTTTCGGAACCATCAAAGGAGGCATAAAATCCTTACTAGGTTTAAAATTTATAACTTCGGCAAATAAGGAGCTCAAATTAGCGTGTATCTTCGATTTTTTAAGTTTAGACTTGCCCATGGGAAGTATTCCTTTTCCATCGTACCCTATATAATCCAAATTATGCAATTTTATGAAATTAAAAGGCGATTTAGGTACGGGGTCTAAAAGGGAAGCTACCTCATCACTCTCCGAATAAACCTGTAATTGCGGACGATTCTCCAATTCAAATATTCCATCAATTAATTTCTTCTTGTCAATACGCGTGCCGAATGCATGGTTACCTTCATGACCGGCAAAATGTATACCAACGAAAGCCGCTTTGTTTTCGCCCACCTTAATAACAATTGGAGTACCACATTTACCCTTGCTATGATGTTCCCAATGATAATAAACAGGTTTCTCAGTCACAACCTGTTCCCATCTTTTGTCCAAGGCAACCTGTGGAACAGGTAGAGATGTAATATGCACCCGATTTTCACCAATAAAGCCTACGGCATTTTGGAAATCTACGTCCGCTATGTGCCGCAATATATTCTTAAACTGCATTTGACTCACGTATAATAATGATAAATCATTACCCAGATCTTTACGAAATGTTCCACTAATAATGGTGTGCTTATAAGGACCATCCTCAACCTTAGGACTGTTGCTAATAGAAATTTCAAATTTCTCTTCCTGATTTACGGGTAAAGCATGTGTGTTAATCAACACTATATTGCCCTGCAGTCCAACCACCACCGTTTTAGTTTCATAATTTGATAACTTGCACGTCAAAATTGCATTTCTAGTGTTTTGCTTTAAAAATAAAGCTAGTCCGTGAGGATCACCCGAAAAAGGCAAATCATGTTTAACGTGAATATAGTTCCACGCTTCAGGTGATTTTCCCTTCGTTCTAGAAAAGGAACCATCAGCTCCCATCATTTGCTCATGGAGTCTCATTTGATCAAAAGCTGGTCCAGTTTTAGAAAACTCTGAACCTTCCGTTTGTGTAGTCCTCTTCTTATTGCGTTCCTCGTCATCGTCTTTAAGCTCATACTTCTCATCAACGTGATCTTTCGTAAGAACGTAATGGGCAGCACAAATACAAATGCCATATAACAACGGCGTTCCCACACTGAGGAAGAAAAACAATTTGCGATTACGATTCACGCTATCGTATAATCGATCCAATCTACCTCGAAAATAAAACATGAGAGCATTCTTAGCAATAATGTATTTATCTAATTTCGTTCCAACTGAAATTTCCTCAGATACGTTGGCAATAACACCCACGATTCCAAGAAATACTAACATACAGGCGGAACGCCAACATGTGTCAAACCAACTACAACGGAAAAATATACTTAAAAGTAAATGCGAAAAGAAAAACAAATAACACAACGGTATAATGAATTTGTTAGTCAAATATCTAGTTAAACGCACACAACAAACCGTAAAATAATATTGTTTAAAAGCGAAAAGAAAATTCGATATGTTAGTCAATCCTCCGAGTAGGAAAAAAGTAGCACTATAACCTATCCACCAATTTCGTGCGTAGTAAAAAGTCAACCACGCCAGAAAACGGGCATAAATGGGTATCAAATAAGTAAAATAAGATTCGGTTTGCACGTTATCCGCTCGCCGAGCTTCATCTTGTGCGCGAAATTTGTGTCCATATACAACACTATGGTTCTGAACCTTTTTTGCTCTTACTTCTTCTTGATGACCTATGAATTCCATGAAATACTGTCTAATAGCATCATATGCCTCGTCACATTCAACGTTTTCTTTATCATATATGATATTGGATTCAACATTATTAAGCTGTTGTTTTCGATAAATATCAAAATAATACTTATCGATAAGACGATTTCCTGCTTCCATTGCTAGATTGTTATCTATTCCAACACCGCCTTTTTGCTTATACTCATCTTTCACACGAGGATGTACAAATAAAAATCTCCTATTAAATGCGGCTGGATTATTAAAGATATATGGAATATTCAATGTAGGATCATTACAATCTAATACCATAACTTCAGCCAGAAAAGGCGTTTTACCTTTTCCTTCAAAAGCCATGTTTAACAAATAAGTATTTGAATCTATAATTGAAGTCAATTCCTGTATTACTACATCTCCTTTCATCTTAACAATATCTTTCTTCAAACTACCCAATTCTGGAATATGCACGCCAAAATGTGACAAGGGGCTGTACCCTTCCCAATAATTGTCAAAGGCATTCTTATGATAAATTTCATTGTCATGGAATGGTCTGCATTTAGCATCGGC